AGTCACTGCCTACTCCGTGCCTCTGGACGTCGAGTTTCACATTGCCTTGACATACGATGGTACGGAGGCTCGCCTATACCTCGATGGCGTGCTCACATACACTGCAACCATGAGCTTGGGGGGAGGGTCGCAGCACCCGCTCTTCTTCGGCAACCCAGACACCGGCAGCACCGGGACGTCCGACCTCACACTGGACAACTTCGTGGTGCACAGGAGCGTGTTCTCGCAGGACGCCATAGACTTCCTTGCAGCTGGCGGGATGCCTGCTGCGGACGGTACGCTCGGGGCTACCGGCCCGACGACGGTCAAGGCCATCGGCATCAAGGCTGGCATGACGGACAGCGCGATCGCGAGCGAGACGTACACCGTCACGCACCAGATCCCCAGCTTCCTGATGTGGGGTCCGGTCCAGGCCCTCTCGTACGACGAGACCTACGCGCCGATCACCACCTTCCCAGGAATGGCTACCTACGGCGGTGTATCCGCCAAGGTACATCCGGTTTCTGGCAAGCTGATCCTCGCCTCCGGTGACGGCGACGTGTGGGCCATGGACCCGACGACGCGCACAGTCTACTCGTGCCAGTCCGGAACACAGGCCAACGGTTCCCCCGCGAGCGGTGTGGTGGGGAGCCGCATGGTCCTGCAGTTCTCAGGTAGCCCTCAGATCGGCAGCGACAAGCTGGGCCGGTCCGACGACGGAACGACCTGGACAGCCTACAACGGGCCATACGCCGGCGGTAGCGGGTACGGTTCCAGCGTGTGCGCGTCTACCTTCCAGTTCCTCCACTGCGGCCAGACCGCTACAAGCACGCCGGCGCTCAGCAAGTCGTCTGACGCCGTGACGTGGACCGCGCTCACCCTGCCGTCAGACCCCAGCAGTGGCAGCTGTGGAGCCATCGCCGCGAACGGTGACGATGTGGTGGTACTTGGCACCAACTCGACTGGCATGCGCGTTCACTACTCGCACGATGGCGGTAATACCTGGGCCGACGCCAACATCAACGGTCTCACCGCCGACCTCTACACGACGGTTCTGTTCGCGTGCCCGACAGGGTTCTACTCGTACGGCGCTGGCGGCTGGAGGCACTCACCCCGCGGCGATGTGTGGTCCGCGCTCCAGGTGCAGGCCGGGTTCTCCTACCTGATGGGCGTCCACGATGGCGGGGTGTTCGCAAGCGCCACAGCAGGGGCCATCTGGTACTCGGAGAATGGAGCTCCCTTCGCTCCTGCCGGGTTCACGAATACCACCGAGTACTTCAGCGCTGATTTCTAAGGAAACCAATGGCTACCATCTCAACTATCGTTCTCTCGCGCACTGGCGTTCAGTTTCCGAGCACCCCGGCGGACGAGGACGGCGACAAGTTCCCGAACACCGGACGAGAGTTCTTGGTCTTCAAAAACGACAGCGCCGAGGAACGAGAGGTGTCGCTCATCATCGTTCAGTCGGTCGATGGGCAGACCCCCGAACCGCGAGTGGTCGATCTCCCCCTGGGTGAGACCACCATCGTGGGCCCGTTCCCGACGGATGATTACAACAGTCCTGTCGACGGCCTGATGGCGATCACGTACGATGACGCTGAGGACATCACGGTCGGCTTCTTCCGCATGACGATGGTGCAGTAATGTACGAGTCCGCTCCTCTAGGTGGCTACACGGTCCCGCGCATCGTATCGAAGCGTCTTCGTACGGCGGAAGCGCCGTCCGGTGAGCTGTTCGATCTGGACACTCTGCGCACCCACCTCCGATTCCCCAATCCGAAGGAGAACGACTACCTTAAATCGTTCATCCTTCCGACGGCCATCGATGCGGTAGAGCGATACACGAGTCGCTTCCTCCTCTCCAGGAAGCTGTCCATGACCATGGACTTCATTCCCGGCTTCGGGGATGCGACCGCTGGACGATACGGGACTGGTTACTACCCTGTGACGTTCACTCAGCGTGGGACGTTCAGGTGGTTCGATCTCATGGGCGCGCCGGTCCTCACCGTGCAGAGCATGAAGTACATTCAGGACGATGGCGTTGAGTCGACCTTTCCGGCCGATCAGTACCTCGTTGACGCGGCCGATCCCGATCGCGCTGCTCGCATCATCCTTCAGCGTGGTGCTCTCTGGCCGAGCGATCTGCAGGTTGCAAAGGGCATATCGATTGCGTATACCGCAGGGTATGGTGAGGCGGCAGATGTGCCGGCTTCGCTCAAGCATGCTGTGCTCTTGATCGCGACTGCTCTCTTCACCAACCGAGGCGACTCGGCAGATTCTCAGGACCTCGTTCTCCACTTCCCCCAGGTGCGCGCGCTGCTCGCACCGTACATCATCCCCAACTTCATCACGGTATGACCTCAAAGACGACAGATTATTCGGCCGGGGAGTTCCGGTTCAACGTTGTCGTTCAAAAGAACGTCGCGAAGGCGGATAATTACGGAGGCCAGGGGAAGCCGGAGTGGGTGGACTTCACTGATATCTGGTGTAAGATCACGGAGAAGGGTGGCAACGAGGTCTTCGGTGAGGGAACCACCGGGCGCATCCGCTCGGTGCAGACTGTCGTCTTCGTGACATGGTGGACTGAGGAAGTGCTGACCACGCATCGTCTCATCTGGAAGAACAAAGCGTACAACATCAACGACATCAAGAATGTCGAGGAGCGCAATAAGTTCACCGAGATCATAGCTGACTCTGGGGTGGAGACATGACACTCAAGGTCGTCATTGAGTTCTCCAAGGCTGTCGCCAATATGATGAAGCACTCGAAGTCGCGTGCTGTACAGAAGGCGATTCAGAAGGCCTCGACTCAGGGCGCTCTCCTCATCCAGGGACGGGCTCAGCAGCGCATCATGAAGGGACCGAAGAGCGGTATCGTGTACGGGCCTCAGCGACTTGCTGCGAAGAAGAACCGCGGTCTCAAGCTCACCAAGCGAGAGGCCGGTAAGGTGCATCAAGCATCATCTCCTGGTGAAGCTCCGGCCAACTGGAGCGGTCATCTCGTTCGCGGAATCAAGATCGCTCGTGCGGAGCTCACAGGGTTCGGGGTCTACACGGCCAAGGTCATCTCGACCGCTCCCTACTCGTGCGCGCTGGAGTACGGTACGCGCAAAGCTGGCAAGACGCACGATGTCGTCATCCTCGAGCGGCCGTTCATGAAGCCCTCTGTCGATGAGTCCTTGAAGGAAATCGACACTCTGATAAAGGTCGCTGTGGCGGCTGCCATGAAGGAGGACGATGATGGCTAACGCTGCAGCAAAGAAGGCCGAGGTCATCCTCCGCGTCAAGGAACGTCTTGACTCGTGCGACAAGCTCTTCAAGAAGATGGGCGATAAGAAGAGCTGGTTCAACAACATTCCTCAGGACTATCCGCTGCCGGTCATTCGGTTTCGTTTCTCCCAGGGAACGGAGTGGGATACCAAGGACTCTGTTGGGTGGGAAGGCGTTCTCACGTTCGACGCTTGGACCGACGCACGCAACGACGGCTTTGCCCTCGAGATATCCGATATCATTGAAGAGCTGTTCCATGACAAGGAACTCGGGCTCGAGCAAGGTGGACAGAACCTTCTTCTGCGTCACACGTTCTTTGATGCCTTCACTGAACCTGATGGCATCACTCATCACTCTGTGACGCAATTCGCTGTCACAATCACCAACTAGGAGACGTCATCATGGCCAAGTTCAAGGGTAAAGATTTCCTCATCCAGATGAGCCTCGATGTGCTCGGCGCGTGGATCGTCTCCACCGCCTACACCGTCGGCCAGCGCGTCACGACCGCGACGGGCGCGTACGAGTGCATCACCGCCGGTACCTCGGCCGTCTCGGGCACCGGTCCCGCGACGCAGAGCGCTGACATCACCGATGGCACCGCGCACTGGAAGTTCCTCACGGCGCTCACCAGCGGTTTCATCACGGTCGCCGGCCTGCGCTCGACCAGCATGTCCATCAACAACGAGCAGGTCGACGTCACCGACAAGGGGACGATGTCCTGGCGTCAGCTGCTCGATGCGGGCGTCCGCTCCATGGAGCTCACCGGCTCGGGCATCTTCAACGACGATGCCTCGATGGACATCTTCCTTGAGGACCTGCTGAACGGTGCCATCAAGGAGTGCAAGCTCATCTCCGGTCGTGGTGACAGCTTCGCAGGGCTGTTCCTCCTCGGCGGCGGCGAGCGCTCGGGCGAGTACAACGGTGCCGAGCAGTACACCATGTCGTTCGCTTCCGCGGACGAAATCACGCACACCCCGGCGACGTAAGCCGGCTACCAAGGAGAGATCGTGGCCAATAAGTATCGTGGGGAAGTCGACATCGAGCTGGCGATGAATGAAGGGGGCGTGATGCGTAAGTTCACCATGCGCCCGGATTTCACCGCCATGGTCGAGTTCGAGGAGAGGACCGGGCAGGAGATTGCACTGGTCATGAACGAGAGCATTAAGAAGAAGTCTGTCGGGTTCAAGATCGCCGCCGCTGGCATTCACGGCGGTATCGTGGCTACCGAAGGGAAGAACGCCCCGACATTCGAGGAGATCGGTGCGGCCATCCGCCGTACTGGACTGAAGAACGTGATCGCACCTCTTCTCCAGTACTTCGCGAATAGCCTCACCAGTGATGCTGATCTGCAGGCAGCTGCGAAGGCAGCAGAGGCCGAAGCATCGGGAAAAGGCCGAAGCGCCGTCGCCGGCCCGTAGCCGACGATGACGCAGAGCTTGAGGTAGAGAATCCCGACTGGCATTTGCTGGTCGCGATTCTCGTGCTCAAGTATCAGCAGCCGCTTGAGCAGGCTTGGGGATTTACTCTACGGGAGTTCCTGATGGTAGCCGATCTCAAGACCGAGTTGCATCGTGCCAAGAATGGCTCGTCTGCTCTCGATGACGACGACATGGAAGACTTCATCGCGCACCTGAGGAAGAAGGGTCACGACGTATGAGTAAAGACAAAGGCGCTGGTCTAGGCCAGACGATTACGTACGCGATCACCGCTACTGTTGACGGTCTTCAGAAGGCTTTCACTCAGGCTGCGTCGATGACGGCGAAATTCGGCAGAGGTATTCAGGGGGCGATCAGCGGTATCGCCAGCCCGTTCAATGCGATCGCCGGGAAGCTGCACGGGATCCTCGGGCCCCTGGCGGCGGCGACCACCGCATGGGCTTCCCTCAGCTCTGTCATCCAGGCGTTCGAACGGTCTGAGTCGCTTGGCAAGGTCGCCAACAATCTCGGTATCGCTGTCGACAAGCTCTCTCAGCTGCAGTACGTTGCTGAGCAGAGCCAGTCGTCGGCCGGTGCCATGGACACTGCGCTCAGGAAGATGGCGACGTTCCTGGGAGAGGTAACTGACGCCGGCAGCGAAGCATCCATGTCGCTCGCCAAGCTCGGGCTCTCCGCCAAGGACCTCGAAGGTCTGACGACGGACGAAGCCTTCCTCAAGGTGGCGGATGCTCTGCAGAAGACCACGAATGTCAGCGAGCGCCTGACCCTCCAGCAGAAGATCTTCGGGAAGTCCTCGCAAGAGGTGGCAGGTGTTCTCACCCAGGGATCGGATGCCATCCGTGAAATGATGAAGGAGGGCGATGGCCTCAATCGTACTCTGAAGAATATCGAGTATGGGCAGATCATAGCTGCGAAGGATTCCATCGAGCATCTTCAGGCAGCGTTCCGCTCGCTTGCGGATAAGCTCACGCTTTCTCTCGCGCCTGCAATCGACTTCATCGCGAAAGAAATCGATGCGGCCATCGGAGACGTTGGCCGGTTCGGTGGTGCTTTCGGTCTCCTGACCGACGGTATCATCTACTCAATCGGTCTCGTCAAGATGGCGTGGCAGGGCGTCCAGCTGATGTGGGAGGGCGCGAAGGTAGTTATCGGGGATCTCAGTCTCGCGTTCTACAGGGTAGCGCGCGACATCGTTCAGGGGTCGCTCCTCATCGCCGACATCTCAATGAAGACGTGGGATGTCATCGCTGCCAGCTTCGTCGTCACGGGCAACCTGATCAAGGTCGGGTGGGAGGAGATCGCGGCGGCTGGCATCAAGGCGTTCGCCTTCCTCCAGGAGAAGATCGGCGAGTCGATGCGGGCCATCGGCAATAGCATGATCGGGTCCGGCATCGCGCAGATGCGCGAAATTGGTGAGAAGCTACTAACGACTGGTACGAACCTCATCGGGTCGGCCGGTCGTATGGCAGACAATACCAGCAAGTCGCTCGAGAAGGCGAAAGACTCCCTCGATAAGAGTGTCGTAGCTCTTGAGGGCGCGCGCGAGGCGTTCAAGAACCCGGCTGATACGTCCACTCCGTACTTCGATACGATGATCGCGAACGCCGAGGTGTTCCGCGACAAGGCCATCGAAGCGTTCAAGCAGGTCAGCGAGGCCATCGCATCGCAGGAGGGTGGAAACGCTGTCTCTGCGACGTGGGCAGCGTTCGCGAGGTCGGTTGAGGAGTTCCAGAAGCGCGCTACCGAAGCAGCGCAGAAGGGTAGCACCGAGCGAGCTGTCATCGCTGACGCAGAGGCTGCCCATACGAATGAGGTCTACACCAATTTCTGGTCCAACCACGCCAAGGCGACACAAGACTTCAACGATGAGATGCTCATTCTTAGTTCGAAGAATGATGCCATCATCGCTGCTCGTCAGCAGGAGTTCAACAATCAGCAGACGTTGCGTGAAGAGCGAGCGATTGACCAGCAGGTCATGCTCTGGCGTTCGGGCTGGGAAGGTAAGGCGCAGATCCTCAGCGGTGTGCTCGGTGATCTCGCCTCACTGATGCAGAGCAAGAGCAAGAGCATGTTCGAGGTGGGCAAGATCGCTGCCATCGCACAGACCGTCCTCGATACCATCGTCTCTGCCTCGTCCTCGTTCCGGTTCGGCGCTGCCATCGGTGGCCCGGTGGTCGGTGCAGCGTTCGCAGCTGCAGCGACCGCAGCTGGCTTCGTTCGCCTCCAGCAGATCAAGAGCACCACGTTCGGGTCAAGCTCAGGCGGCGCTGGCGGTGGAGGAGGCGGCCGGAATCCTGGAGCGCAGGGAGGTGGCGAGCAGGCGGCACCGCAGATCAATCGGCAGATTAATGTCTCCCTCAACGGCGACAGGTTCAGCCAGACCCAGGTGCGAGCGCTCATCGGCCAGATCAACGAAGCGACTGACGACAACACTACCCTCAAATCTCAGGTGGCATAATGTCAGGCGAAGTATTCCCCAAGATGTGGTGGAAGGATCAGGTCGGGAACGGAACCTACGCGCTCGCGGGGGGTCTGGTGGAATCGTCCGGGTTCGAGTGGACGAACATCTCCGACTGGCGCGACTACACCGAGTTCAAGTGGCTCGGTACCGCTGCCTCGAACGCCACCGTCGTGCAGTCCGCGATCCGCGTCGTCAGCTCGTTCATCATGTGGTTCTCGTCCATCACGGACGGCGGCACCTACACCCTTTCGGCCGAGCTTTCCACTCCAGGAGGTGGGTTCACAACCCTCGCGACGATGGTCGTACCGGCCAATTCGCTGGTCCCCCTCATCTCGACGTTCACCCCGGCCACCATCCCCAGCGGGTGTAAGCTCAAGATCACGAGGACGACTGCGGGGGTCTCGCACACGATCCGATGCATCTTCGCCGGCACCGACCTCACCATGCAACGAGGGATGTTCAAGGGTGTGCGGCCTCCGGCGCTCAGCGGTAGCATCGTCTCCGATACCGTGATCGCGGTGAATGGCAGCATCCTAGGAAGAAACATCCGCCGTGTGGATCGCGCGCAGTCGCTTGAGATCAACCCCGTCACGGCCTCGTGGGTTCGGTCCGAGTGGGAACCGTTCGTCGTTCACATGGAGCGCTTCGCAGCGTTCTATCAGTGGAACTCGGTCACCTACCCTGAGGACGTAGCCTTCGCGGGCGCTGAGCAGATCGTTGCCCCAGAGAACGGTGACCCGGTTCCGTACATGAAAGTGTCCATGCCTCTGAGGCTCCTGCGATGACCTTCTACGATGCAGCTAAGATCATGGGCAAGCGCCCGTGTGTCATCGTTCAGTTGTTCATGTCTCGCTGCGCGAATCAGTTCGGCGTAGCGCCATGCACTGCTGTCGGCTCAGGGAACACGAAATGCTTCCGCTCCCGCAGTAGCTGCCGGGACGTGCCGAACTACGCCGAGACCGACGAATGGGTGTTCAATTTCTCCACGACCCGCGTGTCTGGGTTCCAAGAGATTGACCAGTCCCCTGTCTTCCCGACGGTCACGAACATCGAGACGGCGAGCACCATCCTCACCCCAGGAAAGGGTCTCGGTGCGCGTGCATCGGTCAACATCACGTTGCAGGATTTTCCGTGGACGGATGTCTACTCGGACCCGTACCGTCTGGAGAGAACCGGCACGCCCCCGGGTGACATCGGAACGTTCTGGGGTAAGTTCCTCGCGCGTCATCGCTACCATGAGAACCGTCGTATCGTCATTCACACCGGATTCCTGACGGCTTCTGGAGAGTACGATCCGGACAACTTCCAGACGCGCACGTACTTCATCACCAACATCTCTGGCCCAGATGGTGAGGGTAAGGTAACGCTCGAAGCCAAGGACCCGATCAAGTTCTCGGACAATGACAAGAGCCAATTCCCGAAGGGGTACCAGACCGTCCTCAATGCAGACATTAACGATGTCCAGACGACACTCGTTGTCAGGGATGTCAGTGGTGAGCTGCTTGACGTTGGCCCGATCACCATCGCCGGGCAGAAGTACATCAAAGTCGACAGCGAGATAATGAAGGTGACCGGTATCTCGCCGGCATTCCCTTCCGTTGGCGTGCCGGGCGCAACCTACACCTTGACGGTCGTTCGTGGCCCTGGTCCGACGGCGATGCCGGCCTACTACCAAGCTGCGACGAACGAAGGATCGGATCATAACGCTGGATCAACCGTACAGCCATGTTACGAGTGGGACGCGGTATCAGTTGCCTACATCATCTACCAACTCTTCATCGAGTCTGGCGTAGACCCGGCGTATATCGAGCCGGCTGCTACATGGCAGGCCGACTTCGTAGATAGCGGCCTTGGTGACTATGCATTCACCAACCTTCTGGTCAAGCCGGAAGGCATCAAGACCCTGCTCGATGAAATCGCTCAGCACAATATCCTGATCTGGTGGGATGAGCGGGCTCAGCTGATCAAGTGCCGCGCGCTCGTGTTCAGGTCCGCTCTCAATTCCTCGTACAACGAGACGCAGAACATAATTCAGGGGTCACAGATCATCGCTGAGGTAACGAAGGATCGTCTTACTCAGGTCTGGATGCTGTTCAACGTCATTAATCCGACGTACGATCTCAAGAAGCAAGTCAGCTACGAGACGATCAACATCATCGCCGATCTTTCGCTGGAAACTCCAGAGAAATACGGCCAGAGCGGCGTGTCGTTTATCTACAGCCGATGGTTGGAGCAGGGCCTGGACATTTCCTCACAGGTGTGTTCACGTCGACTCCAGCGATTCCAGGATCCGTACCACATCTACACCTTTGAAGTTGACCCGAAGGACTCGCAGTATTGGGTCGGTGATAATCTGGCGCTGCAATCTTCTCTCTACCAGGACGAGTTCGGCAATCAGCGCCGGGTTAACTATCTCATCACGCAGGCGGATGAGATCATCGGTTCAGAGGGTGTGCGCTACCGCTTCACCGCGGTCGAGCAGGTGACGTACGGCGGTATCACCGCTGCATGGACACCTGTTCCTGGAGTGACGATACCGTCCGGTCTCCCGCTCGAGGGCGAGACGATGCCTGCCGATTACGATTCCGCGACACAAGCGCAGAGAGAAGCGTATGCGTTCTGGGGATACGATGATGGAGAGTTCGCTGATGGTACCAAATCTTACGTCTGGGTCTAAGGAATAAATCATGGCTGCCCTCACGGCACCAGTCGCTGAAGCTGGTAAACTTCTCAAGGTATCGGCAACCCCGCACCCGATCGATACCACGCGAAACTACGTTGAATACGCCAGCTCGGCCGCTAGCTCGAGCTTCGATTCAGAGACCAATACCGGCGTAGACACGAATAGCACCGTAGCCATTCCGGCAATTGGTATCGCGGTCGTTCAATTCATTTCGGTCGGCGCTAGCAATTCCGTTCACGGCAGCGCTCAGTTCGTTGATGGGGATCTTAAACTGATCCTTTGGATGGATGAGACAGCAGGTGCTAGCTATAGCGCTTCGAACAGTGGCGGTGGTACTGACTGGACGTACAGCTATAGCGGCGGCAATTTCACCATCCACTCTGATTCCTCCGGCGGAAATCCCTCCAAGACCGCCGTCTTCGTGGTGACGACTTAATCATGAGTGAAGACGAAATCCCCTCGACGGATAAGATCCGTAAAGACCACGAAGATCATACGACTGTTCGTAAGGTCATCGCTCTCGAAGCGTCCTTGCACGAGTTCAAGATAACGACGAGCAAGAACTTCAAGCAGAGCCAGACCGAGAGGCAACAGCAGAACATAATTCTGCGAGAGATCCAGGATGCTATCGTCCGGCTAGAGACTCTGCAGGAGCAGAAGAGCGGTACCGATACGCATGAGTCGAGGAAGAACCCACTGAACCGCTCAGTCGGTAGCCTTCTCGGTGAGGTCTTCGTTACCTCGATCAAGACTCTCGGGGTTGCAGCTGTGTCGGCGCTCATTCTCTGGGGTCTTACCAGCGCTCGCATCGTTCATCTTCCCTCCGACCAACCAAAGGACCACGGCCCATGAAAACCATTTTCATCCTCCTCTTCATCGGGTCCCTTTCC